ACAGGCGCTTGAACTTGCATTCGAGCGCGGCGAAGTCTCGCTGCTCAACGATGAGTTACAGATTAACGAATTGACCGCGTACCAGTCGCAAAAGTTACCGAGCGGTCTCATGCGGTATGGCAGTCCCGAAGGCTTGCATGATGATACCGTTATGGCGTTGGCAATGGCGTGGAGTGGAATTATTCATACAAGCAGAGCGGAGTTTGATGATAACCCGCTTTCGGGTTGGCGCGGATAAAAGGAATACAAATGACAGACAAGTTATCTTTTTTCAAGAAATTAGCAATGGCGTTCAAGGCGTTTCGTGAGGCGGATATGATGGCTTCATTGCCAGACGGCGGGGATTGGGACGACTACGAAACCCGAAGGGTTCGCTATGATATTCTTTGGTCTCTTTACGAGAATACAACCTACTCGAATATTCACAGTTGGTCGCAAGCGTACCGAAATAGATACGCCATGTATAAATTTACGCGAAACCTTTACAATCCTGCCGCAAGGGAAGCGGAGTTTTGGGAGCAAATGGTTTGGGGCGGTAGTCTTGACTTGCAAGAGGCGCGTAAAGGCGCTGTGCCTGTCTTGTTGCCCAAAGAAAATCAGGCAAATGAAGAAGCGTTGCGTAAGGCGATTACCGATGTTTGGCGCAAGTCGAATTTTGCGCTACGCAAAGACACTATCCCTTTATGGGGGGCTGCGCTTGGCGATGTCGGCATTAAGATTGTGGATGACAGGGAGCGCGGTATAGTTTATTCGCAGATAATCCATCCATCCATTATTAAAGATATAGAGGTCAATAACGTAGGATGGGTGAAGCGTTACGAACTGTTTGAGAAACGCTACGATAATGACGGGCGGGTTGTGGATTACGCAGAAACGGCAGAGCGTGGGGTAGGTGAGGACGTTGTGTTTCGTACCTTTGCGAATGGGAAACCTTATGCTTTTGGCGATACTCCCGCCGAATGGGTAGAGCCTTACGGGTTTATTCCATTTGTCATTATCCAGCATAGAGACGTTGGGCTTGATTGGGGATATGCGGAAATTCATAAAGTTTTGAGCAAGGTTCGTGAAATAGATGACCTTGCAAGTAAGACGCATGACCAGATACGCAAGTCTATTGACCCGTTTTGGCTTTTTAACTTCTCGAAACCTAAAAAGTCCGTCGCAGCAGAGGGCGGAGAAAATACACTAGATAGACCGCAACGTGGGCGCGAGGAAGTGCAAGCATTGTATATTGACAAAGACAATGCCAGTGGACAAGCGTTAATCGCAAGTGTGGACTTGGGTTCTGCTTTGACCTCAATTGATAAAATGTTATCAGAGTTGGAGCGTGAATTGCCCGAACTTCAAGATGATATTTGGACGGCAAGCGGCGATGCGTCGGGAGAGGCAATATCGAAAGCGCGTGAAAAGGTCGGAACGCGAGTTGTAACGCGCAGACAGGCGTATGATGCGGCTTTGGTTCGTTTACATCAAATGGCTATTGCCATTGGTGGGCATTTTGGCTATCAGAACTATGAAGGTTTTGACCTTGAAAGTTACAAGCAAGGTAAACTTGAACACTTCATAAACCCCGAAAGACCTATTTTTCAAACAAGCAAGGCAGGCGAACAATCAGAATTTATGCGCGAGTTAGGCATTATCGAAAAGATGGTTAATGTTCTTGAAATGCCACTTGAAACCGCGTTAAGGGAACGTGGATGGGATAAAGTCAAGATAAAAGAAATGTTTGCCGAGAAGGAACGCGCCATAAAACTTAAGCAAGAGGACAAAATACCAGATGTCGAGCAATAAAAAAAAGATGACCAAAGGGAAAAGCCTTGAATTGAACTTCAAGGCTTTGTCCGTTTTGTCTTTTGCGGATATAGAACGGGCGCGGGTGTTCGTACTTCAAAAAGTGCGTAATAAAAACGCAAAAGTTATCGAAGCGAAGATAAAAGGCAAGGGCGCGGAATGATATTTTGGTCGCAAGAACTTCAAGCCTATGTAAACGAGAATGGAGAGGTTATCGCTTGGGGGAATGACGGGCAAGTCCATGAGGGCAACGATACCATAGCGGCGATTGTGTCGGAAATTATTTTCTTGACCATTGCCGCGTTGCGAGCTTTGGCTGTGCAATTGCAAATCGGCGGAATTACTGTTAGCGAGTTTTCATTGTCGAGTATTGTAGCTTTGAAGGATATGCACGCAAGCATTGGAACTTTGACGATGGGAGGAGTTTACAATGTATCCCAAAATGACTTAAAGCAAATCGAAAATATTTTGCAAGGTCAATTCGGCTATTTTCAGGGCTTGGTGGATGACATTATTTCAGGAAGGCAAAAGCTGGACGGTTCGCTTATGCGCCGTTTGGATATGTACGGGAATGCAGGTTGGGGGACGTTTATTGGCTTGATGGGGTATATGGCAGTAACCTATGGCGGAAAAACACAAGAGCGCAGAATACTTGGTGCAGCTGACCATTGCCGAGACTGTTTAGACTGGGCGCGGGTTGGCTGGCAACCGATAGGGACACTCCCCCCCATAGGCGCAAGTGTTTGTAAAACAAATTGCCATTGTGCATTTGAGTATAAATAGCATGGGCGACTTGATTATTGTGTACGTTGACGGAAAGCAGGTTCTTATGGACGCAGATAGCATTACGTCCCGTTTTTTGCAAGACCCAAAGAGCCTGTGCCTGTAAGTAACTTGCAAGAAAATGACAAAGGTAGTATTATTCCGCCAACTGAAGCGCGTGACGCGCAACGGCAGGGTGGGATATAAACACAGCGAGAAGGCGTGATGTTTTTTCGCTTATCCCAAACGGCGTGATGCCATAGGAGACAAAAGAATATGAATAGGCTAGAAAGTTTTTCCCTTACCCGCCCCTTGTTTTTCCTCGACGAAGGCGGCGGCGGCGGCGGTGTGACTTCCCAACCCTCTACGGACGCTGACAAGGCGTTATCGGACTTCGAGAAGTGGCTTGAAAGTCAACCCGAAGATGCGCGTAAACTTTACGAAGCGCAATTAGGTAAACTCCGCGATACCGTGTCTAAACTGCGTGAAGCAGACAAGGCGCACGCGAAGGATGCGGAACTCTTGAATAAACTTCAAGAAGAAAAAGCCAAACGCGAAAAGGACGCGATGAGCGAACTTGACAAGGCGAAGGCGGAAGCGGCAGATGCTTTGAAGGCAAAGGAAGATGCGGAACGCAAGGCGCAAGAAACCCTTGCGGACTTGCAAAAGGAACGGCTTTCAAATTCCATCACTCTAATTGCCAGTGAATTGAAATTTGCCGACCCGAAGGACGCTGAAAAACTTTCGGATTTTGACCCAAAGACTTACGTTGTCGAAGGGAAGCCAGATGAAAAGGCAATCCGCAAGACGCTGGAAGAACTGGCAAAGGCAAAACCCTACCTGCTTTTCGCAGATGATAAGCAGAAGGGACACGGAACGCCCCCCCCGAAGAAAAACGGTGACGGCGCGAACAAAAGACAAAACGACGGCGACGGTGACAACCGCGCCCCGCTTGTAAGACTATAAAAAAAGGAGATTTAATCAATGGCTGATATTACTGTAACAGCCGCACAGATTGGCTTGGTCGACCCAATTAAAGCTAATGTGCGTAGTTATATTGCCGCAGAAGCAATTGCCAAAGGGCAAGCCGTGTACATTCTCACGTCTGGCAAAGTTGGCGTTGCAGATGCAAATGCCGCAGGTAAACAGCAATTTCGTGGAGTTGCGTTGAACGCGGCAGGAGCAGAGCAGGCAGTAGATGTGTGTCACGAAGGCGAGATTTACGGCTTTACCCTCACGGGAAACGTCGGCACGCTTGCCTATTTGTCTGATACCGCAGGCGCGCTTGCGGACGCGGCGGGAACAATGACCGTCCGCGCTGGGCGCGTAAGTTGCTTGAATGACAAGAACTTGACCAAAGTCTTGCGCGTGTTCACTCAATGGGACGCTGATTGGGCGTAAAGAAAAGGAGCAAATATCATGGGTGTTGTTTTTGGTCATCTTAACCTGTCTGATAGTGAGCGCGTTTTTCAGGCAACCGCAGGACAAACGGTTGTGTGGGATGCGGTTCAGCAATATCTGTCGCGTTCAAATGCCGACTTGGAAGCCGCCCTTTCAATGTTCTTGGGCGAAACTACTTCCGATTACAAGCGGCGTTACACTCTCCCCACTGGCGGCACTTTACAGCGTCGCGGTTCAAACGGGCGTTATGCCGCCGTCAAACGCGAAGGCAAATGGGACATTGCTTTGCCCCTTGAAGATTTTGGCGCGGCTATCGCGTCGAATGACGTTGACCGCGCTTACATGACCGTCCGTGACTTGGAAAACCATGTTCTGACTGTTGTTCAGCAAAACGTCAATACTGTTCGATACGAAATACTCCGCGCTTTGCTTAATAACGCGCAGGATACTTTCGTTGATGAGCGTTGGGGCAATCTGTTGATTGAGCCTCTTGCCAACGGTGATAGCGTAGTTTACCCGCCCGCCATCGGTTCGGAAACCGAAGCGACTGACAATCATTATCTCGAAAGCGGTTATCTCGCCGCCGCGATTAGCGATACGAATAACCCGTTTCCTGTCATCCGCGAAGAGCTGGAAGAACATTTCGGCGTGACCGCCGCTGGCGGAAATATCGCAGTCACCTTCAATCAAGCGCAGACCGAAAAGGTGCGCGACTTGACCGACTTTGTGCCCGAAAGCGACCCCTACATTGCAAAGGGCGTAAATGCCGACCTTCCGCGTGCGCTTACTCAAAATCATGTCGGCGTTGTGATTGGGCGCGTGAATGGCGTTTGGGCTATTGAATGGCGTGCCATGCCTGAAAATTACATGCTTGGTATTGACCTTGACGCGCCGCAACCGCTAATGCGCCGTATTGACCCCGAAGATACGGGTTTGCCTCTCGGCTTGAACTTGGTCGGGCAGGATGAAGTATTCCCGTTTGTGGATAGCTTTTGGCGCAACCGCTTTGGGTTCGGCGTTGGAAACCGTCTAAATGGCGTTGTGATGGAACTCGGCAACGGCGGCGGCTACACTGTCCCGACTGGTTATTAATCAGTAGGTGAATAATGGACGCTACTCGCGCAAGTATAAAAACACTTAAACGCCTCGAAGCGATGGAAAAACTTTTATTTGCCATTGCTAAACAAGTTGGCGTTGACCCTAATGCCGTTTTTGAAATGGCGCAGGCGCAGGCAAGCGATGAAGTCGTTTCTGATAAAAATTCAGTTGACACTATCGCCCCTGACAACAAGCGTAAAGTTGGGCGCGGTAAAGGCGAATAGTCTTATCCGTGATGTTCTCTCCGAAGCGGGGCAGGCGTAAAAGTCTGCCCCGCCGCAAGGATTAAAATGGCCTCTCGCTCCGATATTGAAACTGTTTTATTATCCCGCCGAAAAGCAATTATGGAGTTTGTCGGGATGGATGTTGCTACTGTCGGTACAAACACAGACCTGAATGACGCTATCGGCTTTTCCGTGCGTAACTGCGGCGGGAAAGTCGAAAGCATTATCGCGGTGACTGATGCGGATTTAGGAACTGTCCCAGATGATGAAATTGACAAGTTGCTTGACGTTGCGGAATACAGGTTGATTTTCAATATTCTAGGGAATATGGACGAAGTAAGCGTTTCTGTCGCAGGTCAATCCGAAAGCTATTCTGAAATTCGCGCAACCCTTGAAAGTCAAATTGGACTATTAAGTACAAAACTCGAAAAGATGTACGGGTTCGGTTCTGCTGGCGCAAACGCACAAGTCGGCACGATTGAATACGACTTTGCGGAACACAATGAAGCCGTAAATGGATAATTAATGACCGCCTCTTTTTTGAAAGTCGCCACTGTTCAAGCAAGTACAAAACGTCCTGCCCCAATTGTCGGCGGGAAGGCTGGCGATGCGGTTACTTCTATCGCCTCTTTGAAAGTGACCCCAATTATCCCAGCGTCAAGAGAACTTGTCATAGCGAACTCACTTGAAACTACGACGGGTAAACTTTTTGAAACATGGACAATCGGAAGTAACGACGTAAAGACAAGCGATGTGTTGGTTATCGGCGCAAGTGAATACCCTATCAGAGCCGTAAATACTTACCCGTTTAAGTCTGAAACGCGCAAGCAAATGATTGTAGAAGAAATGCGGCGATAATGCCAAAAGTAACTGTAAAAGGGTTGCCAGACACTATTGAAGGACTGCGAAAATTCAAGCAGGAGCTTCATACGCCAGTCGAAAATGCCATAGGCAAAAGACTTGAAAGCGTAGTAAAAGACGCGCAGAATTATCCCCCGCCCTTGCCGTCGCAAAAATACAAACGCACTTATACTTTTCGCGGTTCTTGGGCTTTGCGTAAAAATGGCATGATGTCTTTTATCGTTCAAAATACTGCTATTCAAAAAGGACGATACTACGCTCATTATGTGATGGGTGACGGTGACGGCAAAGGTCAAGCAAAAATACATAAAGGCAGGTGGCGCGTATTCCGCAAGGATATTGAAAAAACGTTAGCGCCGTTAATGAAGGATATTGACCTGTCTATCCAAAATTTAGCAAGTAAAAAAGGATTGTAATGACAGCGAATACAGCGAACAGAAAAGAGGCACGGCAAGAACTGGCGCGTTTACTTGAACTTGCATTAACTGGAACTGGAAAGCCAGTCGAAGTTGTAACGCGCTATGCGTCACGGATGCCGCTTGAAAAGCGCAAAACTCCCGTTGTCTCTGTTGTGAGTGGCGGAACGTCTCGCAGGAAAAGCGGCATGAATGATGCGCGTTGGAATAGCGAATTTGTCCTTGAAGTCTGGTCATTTGTTCGCGTTGCCGATGAAGCGAATGGATGGACGGAAGAAAATGTAGAGGACATGCTTGATGACATTGACAAAATGATAGCTGATTGTGTGGCTGACAATCGCGTCAATGCTCATTGGTCTTACATCGAACTTTCAGAGGAAGATAGCAATATCACCCCTGACACTGAAATTGGCTACATCGTTGAGTTGCGCCGTGTGCGCGTAAAAAAGGTTGACGGTTAACATGAGTGACACAAAACAAATAAAGGCGATTTACGTTGGCGCAGGACGCTTTATACTCGGCGTTCCCGCACGCGATTTAACCGCGCAAGAATGGGATGCCCTTCCACCCGAAACGCAAGAACTAGCAATGCGCGAAAAAATTTACCAGATAATCCAACCCAAAAAGGTTGAGCAAAAAAATAAGGAGTAAAGACCATGCCGTATATTCCCGATTTAGAGCAAGTACAAATTGGTACAGAGGTGACGTGGGGGACGGGCGTTGCTGGGACTGTAAAACTTGGGCTGGTTGAGGATTGCAAACTCTCGCCCGAAGTCGAAAACAAAGCCATTGAAGAAGATACACGCGGTTCGCTTGCGCCCGCTTACGCCGATGCCTTTATGTCTCATAAGGGCAAAGGTTCTTTAAGTGGGACACTTACCTACGAGGACGCGCCTTACCTTTTCGATAGCGCACTTGGGACTGCTACGCCGACTGGCGCAAGTCCGTATGTACGCAATTACTTGGGCGCACTTGGAAGCGTACCTGCACGGCGCAAATTGTCTGTGACCAACGGGCAGCCTGGACTTGTACACCGTTTGACTGGCGGCATTGTGTCGAAACTCGGCGTGTCTGGCGAGACTGGCGGAGTTATCAAATACTCCGCTGATTTGATTGGAAAAAAAATAGAAGCGGCATGGCTTACCGCATTATCTGACCGAACTCTTTCGCCTGTTCTTGCACAGAATGGCGCGTTATACATTGACGCGGAAGGCGGGACGGTTGGCACTACGCTAATCAATTCGACGTGGTTCGATTTTGACTTGTCCATCGAGACGGGCGCAGATTTGTACATGGGTATCGGCAGTTTATATGCGGTTGGATACCGTGAGGCGAAAAATAAATCTTCTTTGAAAATGTCCATTGAAGCAGACGCGACTTCGCTTGGGTACTTAAATTCCCTTTTGACCGCAAACGTCAAAAAACAAATTCGCTTAAAATTCTCAAAGGATGCTAACAACATTTTGCAAATGGATTTTGCTGGAATGTTCAAAGGCGTGCCTGAACTCTACAATGACAAAGACGGCGTTATAGCCTTTGAGTTTGAATTGGACGCTATCTACAATACACATCTCGCTAACTGGTTCGCCGCGAGTATCACGAATCCCATTGCCACACTTGCCTAATCGGAGAACATCATGGATGAAGCCAAACAGTTAGTATTCCGCGCTCCCGACCCAAACACTGCTGGGTATCCGAAACGTTTACGCGCCGCCCTTCGCTTTCAAATTATGCACAGTGATTTGATTGGTGAAATGAGTAAACTCACAGGGCAGGAACAGACGCTATCTGCCGAAATTGCCGCACTTTCCACGCGAGAAAATTCTGGCGAGGCAATGGCTGACGCGCTTAAGAAACAGTCCGATTTGCGCGAAAAACAACGTCAAGCGGCAAAAGCCATGCTTGAATTTTGGGATAACCTGATGGACTTCCTGACAAGTTACGTTGTCGCTGATACTCGCGCAGAGGCGCGGGAGCTTTTGGAAGATTGTAGCGAAAATCAATTAACGGAACTTATGAAATTGATGGGAGGTTCTAATCAGACGCTCCCCCCGAAGAATACAGAGCCATCCAAAGAGTAAAGCGCGGGCATGTTCCTCCCGATGCTATTTGGATGGTTCTGTTAGAAATGGCAAGTGGCGACCCTTTACGAGCGGTTGAGATAGAAGAAACCGTAACCGAACTGTGGTGGGCGCGTTGGGAAGCGTGGCAAGAATTTCACGCAAAGAAAAACAAAGATAGCGCGACTAGACACCGCCAACGGTAACTTATGGCTACTATTCAAATTATTATCAAAGGCGAAAATCAAGCCTCTGGCGCAATTGACAGCGTGGGTTCTTCGCTTGGGCGCATGGGCGATATTGTAGGCGGGATACTTACGGCAGGTCTTATTACAAGACTTGCCGAAGGTATTGTTAATTTAGGACGCGATGCTTTTGAAGCAACCGCGTCCTATGAACGTTTAAGCATGGCAATTGAAACGATGACCGCCCGCGAAGCAATACACAACGGTTCAGCCGCAAACATGACCGACGCTTTGAGATTAACTGCGGTGCAATCAAAGGAAACTTTGCAATGGATACAAGCCCTAGCTATTCAATCGCCATTTGACACAGAGGGCGTTACAACCGCTTTCCGCATGGCGCAGACGTTTGGTTTTACATCTGACGAAGCGAAACGCCTCACGCAAGACTTGGCGGATATGTCCGCTGGCATGGGTTTGACTTCTTATGATATGCAGCGTGTTTCTTATGCGCTTGGGCAAATTAATTCGGCGGATAAACTTCTTACGCAAGATTTACGGCAGCTAATGAACGCTGGTGTACCTGTGCGTGACGTTCTAGCCAGTATGGGGATGACTATGGACGACTTACAAGATGAAACAAAAAATACATCTGGCACAACAAAACAGTTTATTGAGCAATTTTTGTTAATGGCTGAAAAAGACTTCCCCGGTGCTGCGGCGCGTATGGCTACATCTTGGGGCGGTCTTGCTAATTCTATATCTGACATAAAAGACATCGGGCTGCGCGAGTTTTTTTCATCTACATTTGACGGTTTGCGTCCAATGGTAGTTGAA